TTAGATGATAATACTATTGAAAAGTATAAAAACTTATTTTTCTTTAAACAGTTGGAAAGTAGTATACCAACATATAATCAAGTTGATCTTGTTAGTATCACTGGAACATTCCCTAATATGTCAAATAGTCATTTAATGCACTATTCATCTGGAAATATAGATAGTGTTAATCGTATAATATCAGATGACCAAATGTTAAATAAGTGGTTTGAAAAAGTTAATTTAAGTAATGTAGAAGTACTTGGTGATAGACTATTTGAAAATTGGTATGGCGATATACCTATGTATATGATAGGAAAATGCACTAATCTTAAAGTAGTACCACAAAGTCTATATCATAGTTCATTCTCACAAATTATCAAATTACCACCAAAAGTAGAAATTATACCCGATTACATATGGGATAATAAATATATTGATTATTATAATATAGAGGCATTATCTACCGATAGATTACTTAGATATATAGTAGAACCTGCTGGTAATACTAATAGTATATTTCACTATAAAGGATACTCGCAAGATATAGCTCATACATCATTAGCTATTAATAATATTGGTACTAAAGGTGATTTTATAATGCCTTGGAATGAATCACCTGTGACAGTAGATGAAGATTATTATAGAGATGTAAATATTAGAGATATGTATACTAGAATGTATAATAATAACTTTATAGGAAAGCAATTTGTGACATATAAAAGTAATTTCTCTAATCGTTCATATGATGAAGGATATAGAGACATTAGAAATACTGTAGTAACTATATTATGTAATAAATATTTTAAACCAATGAGTGGCGCATCGTATAACTACCACAGAATGAATCTATCTGAAAATATTGAAGGAATTAAACTTGGTAAAATGAGATTTAATGATGTGGTTAAATTTGTAAGCTGGGTTCCAAATTATTTCGTTGGATGGCAGCATGATGAATTTCTTGAAAGATTCTTAGCTTATTGGGCTGAAAATATGTGGGATAAAGTAGATAAAAGTTTGCCTTATAAGACTCAGATGGCAGATTATGGAATGCGTATTCGTGTATCATCAGGAATGTATAGCACAACTGTAGTTCCAGAAGCACAACGTAAAGTAATTCAAGTTAAGTACCATCCAGAATGGTACAAGAATCTTATAATATTTAAACCACTTAGATATGGTCTTGATAGTATATGTCCTGACTTACTTAGTAAAGGTGCAGAAACTCTTAAGAATGTATATCAAACTGCAGAAGATATTAATAGTATGAAAACTCCACATTTAGCTAATAACACTAGATGGAATGAATATATTGCATATCATCCAGCATTTGCATTTTATTCTCATTATAGAGGTGAAAACTTTGAAAAATTAAGTTATAAAGAAGGTTTCTATGAAGAAACCCTTGGAAATGTATTATGGATTAATAGCGGACTCACAACAGATATATATAAGCAAAGATATCAATATATTCCATTTGAAGATAAATATTATGGACGTTCTTATAAATGGAATAGTGGAGATAAATTTAACCATTTTGATATTAAGTCTGTACTTATGAGTTATATTGATAAAATAGTACTTCCTCAACGTAGTGCTACAAATATACCTGGAAATGAAGCTAATAAAATGTTATGGACAGAAAATTCTGGTTTTCAATTAGTTAATAAATCCGGTGATATAAACTTTAATATAGACCCATATTTAAATGGTTCTCACAGTACTACTTATTATAACTATATTGATAGAACTCGTAAAGCTAAAAAGCAATATAAATACGCTAAGAGTATGTTAAATTCTGGAGTTATAGATGCAAGTAAAATACCTGTTACTAATTTTAGTTCATATTTTACTAATACAAAATACCCAATAAATGCATATCCAGAACTTATAGAAGATTGGAGTGAACAAGTCGCAGAACATGGTGACCAATGGCTTGGGTATAAATCAGATGCATTAATATATGCTAATAACTTATTAATGGTTTATGATTATCAAAAGTTTATGGATAGTCCATTCTTTGAACGTACTGATATGGGATTGGAAAACTATGGCGCTTATAGTAGAGATTATAAGCGTTCTGCTGAGTTTGTATCATTCCCAACTCCGTGGAATATGAGTAGACGTGATGGTTCTGGGCTTATAACTGGAATGTTAGTTCCACCTGTATTTAATGTACTTGGTTCAAATGATAATAAGAATAATGATGTTAAAACTTTATGGAGTACTACCGAATTACCAGGATTTGTAGATAATCAAACTCCTAATAATATAAATTTTAAACGTAACTTTAATATGGTTAAAAATATATTATATTCTAACGGTAGAATTCTTAATTATAATGATATTACTGTTTATAAAAGAGCAAATAATTATGATAATGTTATAGAATTTTTACATAGTAGTGTAGCCCGTAGAAATAAAATAACTAATACTAGTAATACGCTATTTAATACGATTCCACCAGTACCTAATATAGCTCAAAATGTTGCAACTACAACATTTGATTTTGTAAAAGGTATAAACGAATGGCAAAATTTATTCTTATATTGTGGTTTTCCATCATATGTAAGTTTAGAAAATTCTATAAATACATCAGATGTTGCATATATAGATAAATATCGTAGAGGTCATAGATATATGCACAATAATTATTATATTGATACTAAACCGCCAATAGTAACATCACCAGAAGTTGCAGCATTATCAAGTTCTCCATATGAACGTGTAGAAATAAAAATAAACGCTCCTGCAAAATTTACAACATTTATGGATTATAATAATATTAGTGATGATACAAAAATATCCAAATATGCTGATATATTAGATGATATTCGTTGGGTTGATATGTATAATGGTATTAATAATACATCTGATTTATTTGGTAGTGAAGCAGATAATTATAAATTAGACCCAAAGACTCATATTAAAATATTAATGGCTCAAAAGAATAGACCAAATGTAAATAATTTGAATGTATTTCCAGATCAATTTGCACTAAACTGGAAAATGGCTAGTACACCAACAGTTCCAGCATTGACATCAGTACATTGTATTGGATGGAGAGATGCATACTATATTCATCCATGTAAAATATATGAAATCAGTATGAGTAGAACACTTGGATTTAGACATGTATTTGAAAAAGATCTTAGTAGAATGTATCAAGATAGTGCATTAGTAACATATCAATTAGAAAATAGCAGTATTCAAGTATATAATAGATTTAAGCAAAATTATAGATTTATTTCAGATAATATAGATTTTACAATGTCTGATATCTATGATAGAAATATAAATCGTGTTATTTCTATTAATAGACAAGGTGAAATGGGTAACCATTTATTGGCTACAAATTATGGAAGAGGTTTAAATGATAGTTTTAAAACTATGTATGCTGGACCAAGTCAAAACTCTATTCCAGAGTTTGTAACATTAGATTATCGTAATAATCAACATGGATTAGGACATAGTAGAAATATAATAAATCTTAGTAGTATAAATCAATATCCAGAATTTACTAAAATTCTTTTGAAAGAAACTAGAAAAAATGCACCATATACTAATGTAATTAAATATGATTGTATACAACGCTATTATAATAATAATTTAGATAATAATGCGATATATTCAAATTATTTTAATGTATTATTTAGTCATGTATCAGCAAATGATACAATATTTAATTCAGATAATTCATCACGTAATATAAAATTTAATATTAGAACACTTGTTAATTTAATGGAAAGTGATAATGAAAGTGTTGGAGGATTTTCTGTTTATTATGATAATGTATATACTGAAAGAAGTAAGGCATTAAAGTATACACTACATTTTGCAAATACATCTCAAAAACAAGCATTAACAGATGGAAAATGGTGGGATGTTAATAGAGTTATGAGTGGTTCTAATAGAACTGCGGATGAAAATAAACAGTATATAGGAGCTTTTAAATATATAATTAGTTATTTTAGAAGTGCTCCACCAAAAGAAACAAGATGGATTAGTACAAATACATATTTTGAAGGTCCGTTGGTATACTCTATTGGATCCGGAGAATTTATGAAAGTATTCCAAGATACTTATAATATAGCTGCTATGAGACTTCATATGTATTTTAATAAAATGTGGAATACTACTAGAAATACACTTAATAGAGATACATTAAGCGATAATGTATTAATTCCAACAAATGTAAATTCTAATTATAGACAAAAAATTCCATATAGAGAAGTTTTAACTAGAGTTGCACATGGTTGGGGTGGATTTGGATATGATAGTGCTAGAATGAGAACTAGAGACGCAATATATGGATTATGGATGTATTCTGATTGTACTATAACTGGTACTATGACATATGGTTATAATGATGCAACTATATATAATACATTCCAAGGTATAGAACCTTCATCTAAAGAAATATCAATAATAGATAGTGAAATAAATGAAAAACAAAAAAATCCTAAATGTTATCAAATATATGAATTAATTAGATTTATGGCTGGAAGACGTTTTAATTCTAAATGGACTAGACATAATACTGGTATTAATAAGGCTGTTAATATATATAATCCACATTTTAAATTATTTAATATAAATAATTTCTTCAAAAATACTAATACTATTTATGAAAGAAATATTTTAGCGTCTGAAGATCAATCAAATACTACTTATAATATTATATCTGCAAATAATGTATTTAATATAGATAGTAATAGTGGTGGTAAAAATTATTATACAATTCCAGTTCTTAATGCAAAATTTATCAATATGATAAATTTAAGTCGTCCGGTTACTAATATTGATGATAAACTTACTAATAGTATTTATTTATTACCACCAAATGAATTGCAATATATAGAAAATTCATCACTTATACCTCAATATACATCTAATATAGAAAATTTATATTATAATATTGAGAAAAATAGCGCAACTGCTGAAAAATTTTATGAAGGAACTATGGTTGATAAGTTATTCCCATTAAAACATTATAGTTATGCTAGAGATATTTATAACCATCTTAATACCATTAAAGTAGATGCACCGCAAGTTCCAGATTCTATAATTGCAGGTTCTCCAGAAAAAATGTATAGTAGAAATACATTCTCTAAATTAACTGGACTTACTTTTAATCTACCAGCTGGTCGTTCAACTATCGATAATGATTTAGGAGTTGTAAATATATATGAGTTTGAATCCGTTAAAGGAGGACGTAAACTTAATACATGTAAATTTGAATATTATCCACTAATAGATGATGCGTCTCATTTAATTAAAGAAGAAGGACTTTCTATATTAATTAATGGTGTAGAATTTCGTAGTGGATGGGATCCTATAAATGTAATTATGGAAACTAATACATTTGAAGTAGATAGTATAGATAAAGTTGAAATTACTATTAAATCACATAGTTATAACTGGGTAGTAAGAGTAATTCCTGACATAAATCAACATGATAAACGTGAACCAACTGTAAAAATAAATTTACCATTTGTAGCAATACATAATGATACATTTACATATCAGTCGCTTACTCGTATGAATCCATTTATAGATAAATATGACATAGGTGGATTTGTAGAATGTTATAAATCTGGAGGAAATAATCTAGCTAATATAGTACCACTTATACTAATATTCGGACGTATTAAAGATATTCCTACAAATATATTTGAAGAAGTACGTAGTAAAAATGGATCAAATATAGGAGTTACATTTATCTCAACACTTGCAGGTTCACATGTTAAGAAGAAATGGGATATTGATATATTAACACCTATACGTAAAATTGCAGAGCTTACAGATAATCCATTACATAAATTAGCAGCTTTAATGTTCCGTATGGTTGATAATAATGACGAAGATCCTATATTAACACCAGAAAATAGCTGGTTTAATGATGGTATTGAAGGTCCTGATGCTATTAGCGGAGATATATATGAACTTATATATGGAAACGAAATAGAAAATCCATACCAAGTTATAGAATCAATGCCAGAAGATATTAAGAATGATTATTTAGAAAAGTTCTATAGTGGGGATGATAGTTGGTTTGATTGGGCTAAAGAAAAGATTACTTCTAATCAAAAAGATCAAATAATTCCTATATTATTTACTAACTGTGGTAATAACAATGGATTTACAGTTTCTACAAATGTATTTCAAAATTATCATATTTGGTGTAAAAATAGAAATCTTTCTGATAAGAAAATTATGTTTATTGGAATGTTTGCTGGATCTTATATTAAAGCAGTTCCTCAATATCTAAATGGTGTTGATATTAATACTAAGGCACAATATGATGATATATCAGAAATGCCAATTTGGAGCGCTTCTGAGCCTTCTAAAGGACATATTTTATTTGATCATACTATAAATTCTATAGGAAAGCATAAAGATATAAATAATCCTAATATATTACAAAGACCTCATATAGTATTTATGGGATATTTACCAAACGATTTTACGTATGCATTCTGTCCATTATTAGTTCTTAATAATGATGCAATAAATGAATATTATATAGGAACTGATACTATGATTCCTAGAGACAGTACTAATACACATATAGTAAATCACCGTGGTCAATATATAAACTGTACTATATCGGGAACATTAGATATACATAAAATGCTTGAATTATATAGAAATGGTAACGATCTTCATATAATGCAATTAACATTTGGACAGTTTGATACAAAACAAACTTTCTTTAATATGATAGTTCGTATTGATAGTTCGCTTAGTAATAAGCAAATACAAACATATAGTACAAAAATATTAGACTTAGTAAAATATGTTAAAGTTAGATTTATTCCAGAAAATGCATTTAGATTTAAGTGGTTTAACTCTAATAATGAAAATAAATTTAGTATTTATGCTGATTATTTCTTATTTGGACGTAAAGCACTTATAAATATTATAAATACTGGTAATGAATTCTTACATCCTAATAATAGTTACCGTAGAGGATTTACTAACTGTATAAATCTAGAACGTATTCCAGATAATCTAATTCCAATGGAATATGTTGTGAAAGATTTCCATAACTTCTTATCATTTATCGAAATGTTTAATGGATGTAAAACTTATGTTCCTACTACTGTATTTAGAAATCCTAATAATATTTCTAGTGGATTTATAATGAATTTAAATGTTACAAATTTATTTAAAGATGATTATTTCTTAATAGAAATAGATAGAGATACTAATATAGTAGAAAATATGAATGGTATTGATATTAAGGCATTTGGTAAAATGACAGAAGTTACTGCTACTATAACTGAAGATAAGATACGTAAGTTAAAGAACATCCCTAATAACTATAATATAATATTTAAGGAATTCTTAGCTCATCCAGAAGCTGAAAATAATAGATGGATACCATTCTTCTATTGTCGTGTAGTGATGTATTGTAAGATACCAAAATAATGAACAAAAAAGAATGTAGACCCAAGGTAGCGAGCCGGCAATCTACATTCTAGTACTATGCTAAGATGCTAGTTTAGATAGGTCTCTTAGTACAAGATCAAGGTAACTTAAATCTTCTACTGCAGCTTCTCTAATATTAGCGTCTATAGCGTTTATAGATGATGATTTTTTGATTTCGTACCATCTATAAACATAATCATACAATTTCTTATAGAAATCAGTTTTTGACATATTCTGATTTCTCAAAGAATCTGCATAATTATCGATACTTCTTTGCATTACGGTGTGGCGTAATGCGTAAATATCATTATAGTACATAATATATAACCTCCCTTCAAATTAGTTTAGCTCTAACTAAAGTTAGGTTTGATGAGTAGATATATGTAAGACTATATCTACTTATCTATATTAGTATATGTAATCGTTAAATAGTTATTTAACGATTCCTTCGCAGATTCTTGATAAATTATTATCCCCAATAGATGTAATTCTATTGGGGATTTTATTTTATTTACCGTTCGATTAAAAACAACCATCCTGTTATAAAAATGCCTATTTATAACAAAATTAACCCTTAAAGGAGGAGAATGATATGGCAAAAATTGAAAAAACTATAGTACCTGATAGTACTGGAAAAGGATCAGTTGAAGTTACAAAAGTAACTCACGAAGAATATCCTTTAAAAGAAAATGAAAATAAAAAGAAGGAGTACAAATCTAATGAAGAACTTCAACGTGATAGATTTAGTGCATTTGATGCTGCTAAAGAAGACGCTTGGATTCCTGATACTTCTAAATCTAAAGTAGAAGTTGTTACAGAATTTACTACTGTTCATAACGACCATAGTAAAGATTATGTAGATAGAAATAGAACTCCTAAGAAAACTGTAAAGTTATTTGTAGCTCTTAGACTTGTAAGAAAGAGTGCAAAATATCATGGAGTTATGAGACTTAGTGACTTAACTATATTAGCACAAAAAGTATTAGTTAAATATAAGGAACTTAAAACTGCGGCTGGAAGTACTCCTATTGCAGATATAACAAAACATCCTGATATTAAAACTTACATTGAACAAATATTAGCTAAATATATAGCTGATAAGAAAACTATAACAGATGGAGCAGTAGTTCCACCACCATCAACACCTACTGAAGTATCTCATACTGTAACATTTAAAGCAGATGGATTCTCAGCAGTAGATGGAGCAGCTCAAAAAGTAGTTATAGTTAAAGGACCTACAGATCCTGTAAGTCTTGCAACACTTGAATTCCCAGTTGCTACTATTAAAACAGAACATAATGCTACTAAGAAGATTAATGATGATGGTAAGTGGAAACTTACTGGATCTGTAACTGGTAATAAAACTGAAGCAGAGATTAAAGCATTATCTATAAGTGGAGATATAACTATTACTGTAATAACAGCGGGAAAATAGTTACCCCTTCACCTAAAGATTATACTGTAACATTTAATATAGATAGCAACTTCTCTTATGTTGGGTTAGGAAGTACAGAGCAAGTATTCTCTGAAGCTGCTATCGGAGAAGGGGTATCATTTTCAAGAATACAATTCCCAACTAATGTAATACCTAAAGAGAAATATGAATGGACCGAGCAAAAGTATAAAGTTATAAGTGATACTGAAGAAGTTATTAAGATTAAAGATGAAATTTTAGCAATGCCTAATTTTAAATCTAATATAATAATAGCTCCAGTAGTAGAACGTAAACGTGCTACATATAAGGTAACATTTATGATAAAACATGGTGGAGAGTTTACTATTTTCCAAGGCAAAGAAGAACAAGAATTTACTGAAGAAATAGGTGGTAAAGGAATTCCATTTACTAAAGTAGAATTCCCAGGAGCTGGCGATATAAATGCTACTCCATATGTATGGGACGGTGTAACATTTGGATATAATGGAAAAATAACTACAGCCGCAAGACTTAAAGCTGAAGAAAAGACATTTAATGAAGATATTACATTAATGCTTATGACCGAAATAGGTGAATATAAAGTTACATTCTTTAAAATGGATGGAGTATACTATGATAGAGTTAGCAATGAACTTGAATATTTAGTTAATTACCCAGATTTCAAATTTACGGAAAACCTTCCTAGAGTAGATTTGGGATTAGAAGAAAGTACTAAATATATGGATAGATTATATAGATTCACTGATAAGTGGGATATATATAAGAATGATAATTCTACAAACTGGTATAATAATAACTTCTTTAAAACTATGACTACTGATGAATTTAAAAATTATAAAATAGATAACGAACTTGGAGTGTATCCAAATTTAAAAAAGAAAGATATAGATGTAGTATTTGAAGAAGGCGGAATAGACTATACATATCCACTTGAACTTGAAAAACATCAAAAACTTCAAGTTGAAAAAATTGGAGATAAAGCTATTTCAATAAGTAAAATAAAATTCCCTAATACAGTGATAACTGCAGAAGGAGTTACTACTTGGGAAGGAAAACGTTGGATAATACGAATAGAAGGAAAAACTGATACACTAACTGGTACAAAAGAAGAATTAAGTGCTAAAACATTTGATAATAAGCTATATATCAAACCAGTAGTTACACATCTTCCTCCACCTGGTCATTAGACCATCCAAATAATGGTATAAGGAAATGTATTAATTCAATCAAATCCATATAAACAAAGATAAAAAGAGGTGTTTTGAATGAGAATATCGCCTAAGAGGCTTATTCTTTCAGCATCTGACGTTATTAATACAATAAACGCAAACATTCCGAAGAAGTTAGATTTAAGTTTCGTAAATAATGTAATTAAGATGGATGATCTTAAATTGGAGTTTGAACTTATGAAAACTAGAAACTTACCACTTCTTCGTAGTGTATACCAAGCAGTAGAACGTGGAGATATTGTAATGTGTAGAGCAGACAATGTCTCTAGTTCTATTGGATTTGCATTTGGTGTAGATAAGGATACTAATACTATTAATAAAGTATTTGTAAATCTTGTTAGATACATTAAAGTTAGTAACGGAGTAGATACTGAAGGAAATTTAAATAATAAAATGGAAATAATTGGTGGTTTTGAGGTATTATATAATCTTTTATTAAGTGCATATGTTGCTTTAAAAACTGAAAAGATATTTAATAGTCCAACTGTTGTAAGTTCTATGTGCGAACTTTATACAGATATATTTAGTCAGCTTATTAGTAGAGGATTTGCTAACCCAATAGATGGAGAAAAGTTTAGATTTATAGTTAAATACTTCTTCTTCAATGGTAAAGTAAAGCCTGAAGATCTTGCCGAAAGTACTAGATATGGGATAGACAAATACCGTGCATTAGAAATAAAACATGGAGACTTTTTTAGTGGTAGAGAACTATCATTAGAAGATTTATGTAATACTATAGTTGCAGAATTCCCACCAATTGCAAAAACTAATCTTAATATTAAAGATTTAATAATTGCAGCTATAACAGGTCTAGGAGATAGTGGTGTATATATTTTAGATAATATGCCATATCTAGTAGCAGTTATGGTAGCAAAACTTAGAAGAGGGCGTATGTTTAATGGATATATGCTTAAAATGCTTGAAAGAGATCAAACTATTCTTAGTAAGATGTACCAAGCAATTGGATAGGTGATAATATGGCTAAAATAGGAATTAGTCCACCACCTTTAGGTAGTATAATACTTATGAATAATGATGAACATCCTGCAGTTACTTATCCTAATACTGCATGGGAACCAGTTATTAATAGTGTATACTTTATAACTAAAGGAAAACAAAAAAGAAATGCTGATGGAAGTTGGAAATATCCATTTGTAAGACCAACTTCTTGGCGTAGAATAAAGTGAGGAAATTATGATTAAATATTATTATCTAAATAAAGAACATGCAATGACTGGGGAAGTCGTTGTACGTAAAGTATCTGTAATTCCTTTTACTAAACAGGCTTTAGATAATGAATTCGGTGATAATAACTGGGTTGAATATAGACATGAAGGTGATAATTTACCTCCTTATTTAAAATATGATAATAATACTAAAACTTGGAGTACAGACCCACCTGCTGGTTATCTAACTAAGCATATGTATGTAGGCGTAGATGCATTAGATGGTATATTCCATGAAGGTAACTTGGATCTTAGTAAAATAGGTAATAAAAGCTATTTTAATAATCCTATAGAATCTTATGCTCAAATGGCATTAAGCTACCCATGGCAATCTTATATCACTACATTTGACAGTAAGAATAAACCTGTCAATATGTTATATGTAAGTACTGATAATGATAGACTTAAACTTGCTGATAATAGTAGAGAAGTTGAAATATTACGTAATTTATATGTTAAAGGTAGAATATTTACGTCTGATACTATTAATAGTGATAATGACGTTGAAGCTACATTACATAAAAATAATGGTACACAAGAAACGGTTTCTTTACTAAAACTTAAAGCTGCATTTGATAGCTTAGCTAATCAAGTAAATGATTTATTACAAGGAAGAACCGCAGATACTACACCAGTTGGAGTTATATGTACATTCCCTAACTATGACTATATACCACTAGATTACTTAATATGTGATGGCAGTGCATTTAATATTAATGTATATCCTGACTTATATAGAGTATTAGGATCTAGTAGAGTACCAGATATGAGAGGAACATTTCAACGTATGCTAGACTTAGGACGTGGTTGGGACCATGAACCTGGTAGAGGACCATTATCAATACAAAATGGTAACGTTACTAGTCAGAGCCCATGGGCACCAAATATTGGAGTAGTATGGGCTATTAAAGCTATTATACTTACTAGAAAGACAAATGCTGCAGATAATGTGGCTCAAACTCTTAAAATATTAGTGCAACTTCTAACTAAAAAATATGATAAGTATGGTGGACCTATCAGTGGAAGTATGTCGGTAGGTGGCAATTTATCTGCTGGTGGAGAAATACGTGCATCTGGTGCATCTTTTTCTAACTTTAATGATATGTCAGAATATGTAAGTACAGAGTATAAATGTGATAAGCTTATACTAAGTTTATATGATGAAAATAACGAAATATATGCTCCATGCTTTGCAGATGATGCTATATATACAATAGGTATAGCAGTAGCTGAAGAAGATACTGGTATGATAATAGGACAACCTAAACATGATAAAGAAAGTTTAGTAGCTCTTAAAGGAAGAGTTTATGTGAAATGTGAAATGGGTGTTAAAAAGGGTGATAAATTATATCTTAGTAATGTATTACCTGGGTATGCATCTACACGACCAAATAAACATTTTGTAGGTTATGCAGTTACTGATGCTAAAAATGGACTTGTAAGAGTTTTAGTAAAGAGTTAAGGAGGAGTTATGAGCGTAGAAAGTGATATTCAAGCGATACGTACAGCTCTGAATGGTAAATATGATAAAACTGGTGGACATATAACTGGGAATGTTAGTGTTGCTGGTAATATATCTGTTGCTGGAGTTATGAGCGCACCTCGTGTTATTGGTGCAAAATGGAATGCAAACGACTTAGCTGAGTTATTTGCAACGGATATGGAAATACCAGTTGGCTATATAGTAATGCTGAACACGGAAAGTGAAGAAGAAAAGTATACTATAGCAGTAAAAGGTAAAGGTCCATTAGTTGGAGTTGTTTCTGATGAGTATGGATTTTTACTTGGAGGAGAACCAAGAAAAGGATTCGTTCCAGTAAGTTTAGCAGGAAGAGTTAATGTATTTATCAATGGAACTATAAAAGCAGGTGAAGCCGTAACACTTAGTGAAATTCCTGGAATCGCAGTAGCTGCAGATATAAATGATGAAGTTATTGGTATTGCAGTAGAAACTAAAAGTGTCGGTGGAATTGGAAAGGTACGTATTAAAGTTAAATGAGGGTACAAAATATTACAAGTATCGAAATAATAGTTACAGAAAGTTGCAATCTTAAATGTAAATATTGCTTCCAGGACAAGAGAAATACTATTATAGATGATACGACTGTAGATAATATCATAGAATTGACTAAAGAATATGGAATTAAAGATGTTACTTTATTTGGTGGAGAACCTGTTAGTAAGTTTACACTAAATAAATTAAAAAGAATAACTGAAAACTATAATGGAAATATACATATTTGTACAAACTTATTTGAATTAGATGATGAAATAATGGATTGGTATATGTCTATAAAAGATAGAGTATATGTTCAAATTAGCATAGATGGTCTATGTGAGTATAATGGTAATCGTGTCGACTATAATGGAAATAATAGTTATAACACTGTTTTTAGAAATTTATTAAAATTAAGTACTATATTAGAGCCATCTAGAATGTCTACTAGAACAGTTATTACTCCATTTAATATAGAACATATACCAGATTTAGTTTTATATCTATACCAGTTACAAATGAATAACTTTATTTGTAATAGTAAAATAGGTTTTGACCAATCTGGTAATACTGCATATAAAAAGCAGAATGTATTTAATATGTATAATAAGATTATAGATTTTTATAA